TCCTCTTCTGCGGCTATGCGAATCTTACGTTTGATCTCAGAATCAGAGACGATGCAAAATGTCCAAGGTTGCTTGTGTGCCCCTGATGGCGCTGTACTTGCTGTAAGGACGATGTTCTCGATTACCTCAAGTGGAATTGGTCTGGTATCGAATTCTCGAACAGTCCTTCTCCCATTCATTAGCTGATATAAATTTCGGGAGTTTTGTATCAACTCTTCTTCACTTGGCTGCTCTCGCTGATATCGAATGTGTTCGAATCCTTCAATTAATTTTTTCTCCATAACAAAAAAACGGCTATTTGTGAAAATAGCCGTTTCAGTTTGAATTTTTATGTCTTTAATCTAAAGTTACTTCTTTTGAACCACCTGGATAAGTGATCGTAACCAACTTATCACAGCTACCATCTCCGTAGTCTACCGTCACTTCCACTCCTCCGTATTGAAATTGTAATTCTCCAGCCCCGGGACAAACATTAAGGATAGCAGGCGGTACTGGTATGGCTATAATTACAGTAGATAGTGTTGATAATACGCCTCAAGCTTCTCAAGCTGTGTCTTTTCAAGGAATAGCTGCTGGGACTTATTTACCGGTTATTGTTGACTATGTATTAGTAGAAGCGGTGACACCTGCCTCTCTGATCATCGCATGTCATTAAGAATCCATAAAAATAGGTAACTATATAGCTATTGTATAAACAATTAAATCATATTAGTATGGCATTAAATTTAAAAGAATCAGAGCTAAAAGAATTACAGGAAGTTATTGGTAAAATCAATGAAGCCTCAATGCAAATTGGTGGGTTAGAAATTCAAAAGCAAGGCATAATTTATGTTGCAGCTGAAGCTAAAAAAGCTTTAGGGGAATTGCAAAATAGATTAGAAGCTGCTTACGGAAAAGTTTCAGTTGATATTAAGACAGGTGAAATCCACGAAATTGCAGATGAATCAGATAGTTAGAAAAATCAGTATTGGTAAAGACTATAAAATTGATGCCATGCACTATTCTGTTGGGCAGGAAGTGTATGGTGGTCATACCATAAAAAATATAATTGAAGAAGATACTAAGTACTCAATCTATATAGAGAAGAATAACGAGGTAATGCCATGGAAAGACTTTAATAAAAATATGGCAATTGCGGTAGAATATGATATAAGCTATTAATGAAATCATTAGTAAATTTTATTATAGAGCCAGTAGGCGAAAGATATAATAATGTAAAAATTATTGAAGGCAACGAATTGCTGCTAAATACTGAATTACAGAATCACAATTATTCAAATAGAATAGCTAAAGTTATAGCGGTACCTGAATTAGCGGATACCGATATAAGAGAAGGCGACGAAGTAGTAGTGCATCACAACGTATTTAGACGTTTTAGAGACATTAGAGGCAACGAAGTTAATAGTAGATCCTACTATAAAGATAATATATATTTTGCAACAGAGGACCAAGTTTATGCTTATAAGAAAAGCAAAGTATGGTTGAGTTGCAAAGGATTCAATTTCGTTAAACCTATAAAAGAAACGAAGACATTTTCAATGGTCCCAGAAAAAGAAGGCATCGGCGTTTTATACTTTAAAGATCCGGAGTTAAAAGGGTTAGAAAAAGGAGATTTAGTAGGGTTTAGGCCCGGGGCAGAATATGAATTCGTAATCGGTAATGATAGGATTTATAGAGTACCCACAAATTCAATCACAATTAAATATGAATATCAAGGAGACGAAGAAGAATATAATCCTAGCTGGACATAAAGCTGTTGAAGAATTAATTAAAGTAGCTAAAGAAGCTATAGTTGATTCTGATGACGATTTGACAGCTGATAAGCTAAAGAATGCAGCCGCTACAAAAAAGCTAGCTATATTTGATGCTTTTGAAATTCTTAGTAGAATTCAACTTGAGCAAGATATTCTTGATGAAAAACCAGTAGAAGTAAAAGAAGAACAATCTTTTAAAGGGTTTGCTGAAAAAAGATCTAAATAATGTACGAGCAGTCATTATATAAGGTTATAACGCCTGTAAAACTTACTACAATATCTAGGCTTAACAAAGCTAAGAAGTGGGAGTATGGATATAATAAGGAACACGATATTGTTGTTATAAGTAGAACAGGGCAAATAGGTGAAATATATAGTATACAGAACCTTAAAATAGCATTACCAAAAGCACCAGCTAAGGTAGATAAATCAAATAATAAATGGACACCGGATATATATCCTAAAGAATTAAAAGCTATTGAAAGCATATTTGATTGGAGGGATTATCCAGATAAGTTCAAATTAAACTGGGAAGGCTATATAGATGAACAATTTAATAAAAGAGAGAACGGCCATTGGTTCAATAATAAGGGCTTGGATACTTACATTACTGGTACTCACTTTATGTACTTGCAATGGTCAAAGATTGATGTTGGACAACCAGACTTCAGGGAAGCAAATAGATTATTCTACATATTCTGGGAAGCCTGTAAAGCAGACAACCGCTGTTACGGAATGTCCTACCTTAAGAATAGGCGCTCAGGATTCTCTTTTATGGCGTCGGGTGAAACCGTCAATTTAGCAACTATATCATCAGATGCGCGCTTTGGTATTCTATCCAAGTCAGGGTCTGATGCAAAGAAAATGTTCACCGACAAGGTTGTACCGATCTCAGTTAACTACCCGTTCTTCTTTAAACCCATACAGGACGGTATGGACAGGCCAAAGACAGAACTTGCTTACCGAGTACCAGCTTCTAAGCTTACTAGAAAATCAATTACTAAAACAATTAAAACCGAATCCCTTGATGGACTAGATACCACGGTCGATTGGAAAAATACCGGCGATAACGCGTATGATGGGGAGAAACTAAAGTTATTAATACATGATGAGAGTGGGAAGTGGGAAAGGCCAAACAATATATTAAATAACTGGCGAGTTACAAAAACGTGTTTAAGATTAGGCTCTAGAATTATTGGTAAGTGTATGATGGGTTCAACATCAAATGCGCTAGATAAAGGGGGTGATAATTTTAAAAAGCTATATAGTAGCTCAGATGTTTCAAAAAGAAACAGGAATGGCCAAACAGCTTCCGGATTATATTCTTTATTTATTCCTATGGAATGGAATTACGAAGGATTTATAGATCAATATGGACATCCAGTATTTAATACCCCCAAAGAATCCGTTCTGGGCCCATTTGGAGACGTTATAGACGTCGGAGTTATAGAGCACTGGAATAATGAAGCAGAAGGTTTAAGGGTTGACCAGGACGCTCTAAATGAATTTTATAGACAATTCCCAAGAACAGAAGAACACGCTTTTAGGGATGAAACAAAAAATAGTATATTTAATTTAGTTAAAATATACGAACAAATAGATTATAACGAAGACTTAGGCAATACAAACGTATTGACAAGAGGTAGTTTTCAATGGGCAAACGGAATAAAGGATACTACTGTTAAATTTACCCCTAATCCTAGCGGTAGATTTTTGGTATCATGGGTACCAGGTTCACATCTACAGAATAAACAAGTTATAAATAAAGGATTGAAATCCCCAGGTAATGACCATATGGGAGCTTTCGGTTGCGATAGTTATGATATATCAGGAACAACTGACGGGAACGGTTCCAAAGGCGCTTTACACGGATTAACAAAGTTCAGTATGGAGGACTCTCCCGCTAATACTTTCTTTCTAGAATACGTAGCAAGACCTCAAACCGCTGAAATATTTTTTGAAGACGTATTAATGGCTTGTGTGTTTTATGGAATGCCAATTTTATGTGAAAATAACAAGCCCAGGCTTTTATATTATTTTAAGAGAAGAGGCTACAGAGGCTACTCTATGAATAGGCCTGATAAAGTTTGGAATAAACTATCAGTAACAGAAAGAGAAATAGGCGGTATGCCTAACTCTAGTGAGGATATTAAACAAGCACATGCTGCGGCTATAGAAACATATATAGATAAACATGTAGGTTTACAAGAGGACGGCCAGTATGGCGCAATGTATTTTAACAATACGCTAAATGATTGGGCGGGATTCGACATAAACAACAGGACTAAGTTTGATGCAGCAATAAGCTCAGGACTTGCTATAATGGCTTGCAATAGACATCTGTATCACCCAAGACCTCAAGTAGAAAAAGAAACAATAAGTTTAAAAATAGCTAAATACACCAATGGTGGTGGTTTATCAAAATTAATAGAAAAATAAAAATATGGCTGAGTCAGTTATAACAAGTTATTTTCCAAGCCAAATAGCTAGCGATGCAGAGAAAATGTCGATAGACTATGGCACCACTGTGGGGAGAGCCATAGAAAGCGAATGGTTTAATAACACTAGCGGAGGCAGCAACAGTAGGTTCCAAAGTAATCAAGTTACTTTTCACAACTTAAGGTTATACGCTAGAGGAGAACAGCCTATACAAAAGTACAAAGATGAATTATCAATTAATGGTGATTTGTCTTACTTAAATTTAGATTGGAAACCCGTCCCTATTATACCTAAATTTGTTGATATAGTTGTTAACGGTATTTCAGACAGGCTCTTTAATATACGCGCTTATTCTCAAGACCCTTACGGTGTTGACAAACGAACAAAGTATATGGAATCCTTAATAAGAGACATGCAAACTAAGGAGCTTAACGAATTTGCTTCAGCTGAGTTTGGCGTAAACTTATTTGAGAACGATCCTAAAACCTTACCCAAAAATAAAGAAGAGTTAGATCTTCATATGCAACTTACTTATAAACAACAAGTTGAGATTGCAGAAGAGCAAGCTATATCGGTTTTACTAACTGGTAATAAATATGACTTAATTAAAAGAAGGTGTAATTACGATTTAACCACAATTGGTATTGGAGCAGTAAAGAACGCTTTTACGAAAGCAGAGGGAGCTAAGGTTGACTATGTTGACCCAGTTAACTTAGTATGGTCTTATACGGACTCACCTTACTTTGATGACGTGTATTATGTAGGAGAAGTAAAATCAGTGCATTTAAACGAGCTTAAGAAGGAATTCCCTTGGTTAACTAATGACGAATTAAAAAGTATAGCCGGACAATCAGTTAGCAACAATGGATTTTACAATAGGTCTACTAGTAATGTCAATCAAGATGATTCCAACACTGTTCAAGTATTATACTTTAATTACAAAACTTTTACGAATGAAGTTTATAAAGTTAAAGAAACAGCGACAGGAGCGTCTAAGTTAATACCTAAGGATGACAGCTTTAATCCGCCACCTGAATTGTATGAGGAGTATGGTATTGAGAAATTATCTCAATCACTCGAGGTATTATACGAAGGCGTAAAGATTGTCGGCGGCACAATGCTTAAATGGGAACTAGCTAAAAATATGATTAGACCAAAGAGTGATTACTCTAAGGTTAAAATGAATTATAGTATTGTTGCTCCTAGGATGTACCAAGGCAGAATAGAATCTATAGTAAGCCGTATAACAGGGTTTGCAGATATGATTCAATTAACTCATCTAAAACTACAGCAAGTAATGTCAAGAATGGTTCCAGACGGAGTTTATCTTGATGCTGATGGTTTAGCTGAGGTTGATTTAGGTAACGGTACAAACTACAATCCACAGGAAGCTCTTAATATGTTTTTCCAGACAGGATCTGTGGTTGGCAGGTCTTTTACCCAGGACGGAGATATGAATCCAGGTAAAGTTCCTATCCAAGAAATAACCACAGGAGCAGGCGGGGGTAAAATGCAGGCTTTAATTGGTAATTACAATTACTACATGCAAATGATACGCGACGTAACCGGCTTAAACGAGGCTAGAGACGGAAGTACCCCTGATTCTAGAGCTTTAGTAGGCGTGCAGAAAATGGCAGCCGCAAATTCAAATGTAGCTACTAGGCATATACTAGATGGCAGTTTATACTTAACATCAGATTTATGTGAAGGTTTATCATTAAGAATTTCAGATATATTAGAATACTCTCCGACAAAAGATGCCTTCATCCATAAGATAGGTAACCAAAATGTAGCGGTATTAGAAGAGATGAAAGACTTATATCTTTATGACTTTGGTATATTCATTGAATTACAACCTGATGAAGAGGAAAGAGCGGTGCTGGAAAACAATATACAAGCAGCAGTGCAAAGTGGTATGATTGATTTATCGGATGCCATTGATCTTAGAGAAGTTAGAAACCTTAAATTGGCTAATCAATTACTAAAAATAAGAAGAGTCGACAAGCAAAAGAAGGATCAAGAGATACAACAACAGAATATACAAGCTCAAGCCCAAGCAAACGCTCAAGCTCAGCAAGTAGCTGCTCAGGCAGAGGTACAAAAAGGGCAAGCTTTAACTCAACAAAAAATAGAGTTGGCAAATGCTCAAGCACAAATAGATACACAAAAACTAATGCAAGAGGCTGCTTTGAAAAAAGAGTTAATGCAATTAGAATTCGAAATGAATATGCAGCTTAAAGGCATTGAAGTTCAAGGTCGTAAATCTGAAACAGTAGATAAAGAAGATAGAAAAGACGACAGGACTAAGCTACAAGCTACGCAACAAAGCGAATTAATACAGCAAAGACAGAACAACCTACCCGCAAAGAGTTTTGAATCAAGTGGATTTGATACAATGGGAGGGGGATTCAACTTAGGTTCATCAGACCCTAGGTAATAATAGTAGTAATAATTATATAATATTTTATCATGACAGAAGAATTAGAACAACAAGCGCCCGCTGTTAAAGAAGTCATAGCGGAAGAGCCTACGTCTGTATCGTTAGGTGACAACGGGATAATCAAGGTTGATTTAGGATCGCTAAGCAAGAAAGAAGAAGACGCTCCTTTATCAAACAATGCTGACAAGGTTGATTTCAGCAAACCTCAAGTTGAGGAAAAAACAATTGCAAAGGAAGCTATTCAAGATGAAGTAAAGCCTCAGGCTTCTATTCCAGAAGCGGAAAAAGAAGTACCACAACAACCATACCCCGCTCTAGTTAAAGAATCTTTCCTTGAAGAAATAACTGACGAGGAAGTTGCAGTGACAGCAGAAGATCTTGAAGAGCAAGTTGAACAAGCGATTGTAGAACAATCTGTAGGTATTGAATTACCAGAGAATATTCAGAAGGTCGTTGATTTTATGAATGAAACAAATGGGACGTTAGAGGACTATGTTAAGCTTAATCAAGATTATAGCCAGTTAAACGAGGACCAATTGCTAAGAGAATACTACGAAGCAACAAAACCTCATTTAGACAAAGAAGATGTTGATTTCCTTATGGAAGATAACTTTTCTTACGACGAAGACTTAGATGAGGAAAGAGACATAAGGCGTAAGAAGTTAGCTAGAAGAGAAGAAGTAGCAGAAGCTAAGAGCTACCTAGACGGATTAAAATCTAAGTACTATCAAGAAATAAAATCTGGATCTAAATTAAATCCAGAAACAAAAAAAGCGGTTGATTTTTTCAATCGTTATAATGAAGAAAACAAGGAAGCGAGTAAAGTAGCTGAACATCAAGTGTCTACGTTTAACAGTAAAACAGAAAAGCTTTTTTCTAGCGATTTCAAAGGTTTTGATTTCAATGTTGGAGAAAAGAAGTTTCGATACAAGGTTAAAAACGCAGATCAAGTAAAAGACACCCAG